AGAACCTCTTGGTAAATCATCAGCAAGTGCGGCTCAAAGGCCGCTTCGTCAAATGAGATGCCGTTCATATCTTTACCGAGGAGAGCCTTGGCTCGATCCTGTGTGGTGCGGAAGTGGATGCTTGCCCCACCAATTACTGGATTGAACTTGACCCAGGCATACTCGCCTCGATACTTCTTCTGGGTGTCAATTACCTTACCCAGCTCTCGGATTATAGCACATCCGCGACCCCTCTGCGCTGGATGGGAGGAACTGAGAATTGTCTCAATCTCTCGGAAGACCAGTTCTGCGGTCTCTTGCTGGATGCCTACGTGGTACCACTCGTATGGGGACTCCGCCCATCGTCGGTGCGAGTCTGGATCTCCTTGTGTTGGGTTGGCTAGTCCTAGTTTGTATAGCGCGTGATGGAGGCACACAACAGCCATAGCAAGAGTCTTTCCTGCACGGTTCCCAGCCGAGACAACGGTCGTGATATACCTCGGTCGGTAACCCGTATCATCTCTCTCACTGCACGCCTTCCACCAGGCTACTTGCCCAGGATTCCCTTCAATGCCAAGCCAACGACGAGCAAAGAACTCAATGTCATTCCTGCCGCGAGCCAGATCAATGGCCAGATCATTGGTAAGTTGCTTCAAGACTTCTTCGCCTTGAGGCGACTAGAAATGTTTTTAGCCTTGGATCGAGCATCCGCCTTGCTGCTAGCACCCCAGGCCTGAAGCGAGAGAAGGAGTCGGGTCGGCTTCCCCTTCGCATCGCGTTCAGGACCTGGAGTATTTCCCATTCGTGCAAGGAATGATGCGCGTCGCGGATTGTCTCCGCTCTTGACTGGGGATTTCAATGTGCCACCAGTCTGCGCCTTGTACGAGGCCCGACCCTTTGCGTTGAGACCACCCTTTGGGTTCTGTCCCTCTTTACGCTGCCACGCTGCTGTTTTCATAGACCCTCTGCTTTCTGTGAGTTAATGTGATGCCAGTCGTGGATGGTGTTGGTATCCACTGGATAAAATGGACCAATTGATTTGTGGAGGGATCTCCAGAACAGTGCGTCTGCAAGGTCTGGATTTGCGTGGGAAATGTTGGTTGTCCATCGATCATCTGTTAGGCGGTGCATAACTTGGGTGTAGTTTGCAACTGCATATGCATTTTCTAGAATTTCACCCGCCCAAGCGGTTCTCTTGCTATACCCGCTGCGCTCCTGTGAGCAGTAGACCGCACCCCACGATGGGTTATCCTCTAGCGCCTTAAGCATTACTCCATACTTTCGTATTGATGGCATAGATCCGTTGTCAATGTATACCACGGCGTCTGCTCTGCTTCTATCTAGCGCCCAGTTAATTTTGTTGGAATACGGGATTATAGCATAATCTCCGTTGGAGCTTCTTGGGGTCTCCAAAACCGTTACCCCAACGCTGCTTTTCCCTAGTCTGTTGAGCGCATTAATTGCTGCATTAGCATCATCAATACCCTCGCACATTAGCCACAGCTCGTCTGGAACCCTTGTGGATGAGAAGATTTGCTCAAAAATAGGAAGTGTCTTATCGTGCCTACCGTAAAGCGTCGCTATTGCCGCCAGTTTCACCGACCCTCCTAATAATGTCGCTTGTGGAGATTCCCTTGGTATACGGGATGTAGAGCATCTTGATTCCCCTGCCGTCCAGCCACTTCTGCGTGATGCAAGTCGTCGGTGTTGATTGCCACGATAACCTTGCCGTGCTTTGCGCACTCCTCAAGGAACCTCGCGTGACCGTAATGGAACAGATCAAACGTCCCGCCGACGTAGACCCACATTAGATGTCGAACTGCTTCTCCGCAGCAGCCTTGTCCTCAGCGGACTTTTCCTTAATCCCGAACGCAGTGTTCTTTGGGTCAAGGAACTTGATCAGCACCTGAAGCCCTGAAGCCAGCCCTGCGGACAGCACTGTGCGGAAGTCTCCGCCTGTGATGTCGAGGAGCGGGATTCCAAGTCCAAGTGCTACTGAGATTGAGACCGTGACGAATGTTCGGAGGAACTCAATTACTGCCTCGTCTACGCCTGTGTTGTCAATGATCCAGCGGATTCCCGCCTTGATGTCGTTATACATTCTGACTCCTTATTTCCATTCAACGATGACGACGTGCTTGAACGCCGCGCCGCCCGTCTGCTTCTTCTTGCTTGCAGCAATCTGCTTAAGCTGCTCTTCGGTCACGACCACCCCGAACTTCTCCTTGCCCTTGCCCGACCGTGTGGGACACGCCCACTGCCAGCCGTCAACTGCATCCCACGCAGCGGCGGTCATATGGCCATATCCCTGCGCAATGTGCTTCCTGTCCTTTTTAATCCAATACTTCTGCCACTTTTTGTGCCACTCGCTGATCTCAACCGTAGGGTAGTCAACTGCTTGCTGCACCCAGATGATCAACGCGGCTCCACGATAAGCGGACACCACAACGTCGTCCCACGACTTGGCATAGCGTGCCTTTGCACCAAGTTGCTTGGCCGTCTTGATGAGGTCAGCGAGGGATGAGCCGTTGTCCGACACGCCCTCCTTCTCCACAAACCCCGTTGCCCTTGCCTTTGCCTTGATGCCGTCCCCAGCCGTCGGGTCAACCGCGTACTTGGACGCCCACGCGACAGCGGCAGCGGTGCTTGACGGACCGCAGTCGTCTAGGATGCCGCCCTTCTCAACGTGATCGAGCTGCGACTTGACCTTCAACTTCATATTAATCCTTCCAGCGTAGCGGCCCAGTGGCGAGCCATCCAATAGTGAGTAGTACAAAGAGTGTTGCCATCGTGGTCTGAGTCTGACCCTCTGGCAAGACCACAACCGCAAAGAGAAGACCAAGAATGGTCCACGCCCCACCGATAAGGTCGAGGATAATTTTCTTAAACACGGCGATTCATCCTTCCCGCTGCCGCAGCGGCTGCTGCTGCAACTTGAGTACTAATGATGGCAACAGCCACTGGCTGCGCCTTCTCTTTTTCCTCTTGGTCAAGATCCTTACCGATCTCAGAAATCTTGGTAATTGAGGACAGTGCTTCCGACACGGCAGCGACCGCCTCATCAAATGACGGAATCTCCGTCTCTGGCGTAGGCTCTGGTGTTGGGTCTGGCGTTGGTGTAGGTGTGGGTTCTGGCGTAGGTGTGGGTTCTGGTGTTGGCTCTATCGTTGGGCTTGGAGTTGGGGTTGGCGTAGGCGTTGGAGTTGGACTCGGAGTTTTAGTCGGCTCAGGAGTCGGGCTTGGCGTCGGAGTTTCGCTCGGAGAAGGAGTCGGCTCCGTCGTAGGCTCTGGCGTCGGCTCTGGCGTCGGGCTGGGTGTAGGCTCTGGTGTCGGCTCAACGCTAGGCTCCGCAGTCTCGCTCGGCGTAGGCTCTGGTGTTGGTGTCGGATTGATGATCCCGCTGATGGTCAGGTTTCCCGCGCCGCAGCACGAGTCCAGACTCTTGACCATAAACCCGAACAGATCCCCCGCGTAGAGCTGGACCTCGACGTACCCGCTTGCTTGCTGAACGTTCTCTGGTGTCAGAGAAACCCACGATCCTGAAGAGGCGTAGTACGGTGTGTCGTAGTACGAGGAGTCCGTTGTGGAGAAAGTCCACGTGAATCCGATGACCTGATCGGCTTCCACGACGGTGGTGTACTTTGTTTCCGCGTTCTGCCAGATTGATCCTGGCGCTGGGTAGTTGGCTCCAGTCAGTGTGAATGAGCCGTCCTCCGATTGGGTCAACGTTCCATTTGAGTCGGTCGTTAATGTCCAGTCGTCTTGTTCGGTCAACGCCAACACGGTAAGCGGCGAAAGGATGTTTAGTGCGAGTGCGATACTGGCTACTAAGTGGCGCAATCACTGTTCCGTTTCCCCGCCCGAAATAGGTTTAATTTCTGTTGCCTCGATAACCTGATACGTCGTTCCTCCACCGAGGATTCCAGCCAGTGTAAGTGCGACCTCTCGGTCTGCGCCCTTCTCCTGCCTTCGGTCAATCATCTCCTGCGCACGTAGACCCTCTGCCAGTGTCGGCATCATCAGGCCTTCCTGCACTGCGCTGTGGACATAGTCCCGAACCAGACCAGCGAGGTCTCCCGTCGCCTTAATGGTCTTGGACTGCTTCTTCATTACATCCACTGCCTGTTGTCGGAGCCGCTCGTGCTTCTCCATCAAGTGTTCCCGCTTGTGTTTGCCAAGGGTGATGCGGCTAACGTACTGAGCGTTTTCTTTTAGCCAGTTAGAGATCGTCTGATCTGGAACACCCTCTCGCATCTTCTTGTTAATCGTATCAACCAGTGGGCTTC